CTCCTACCTAACCGGGATCACCCGTGTCGGTAGAAGAAGGACCCGTCTCTCGGGTGTTGGTATACACCCTCCTTATGTCGCTCCACACCCTACATACCAGTAGAGTGAGGTCGGTCTTAGCTAGGCTAGACCTTGGATTCCCCTTACGGGTGCAATCCGGGGAGCGTGAAGGTTGGTTGATGGGGTAGCTCCCCATCTTTCCAATGCTGCGGCACCCACTCTGAGAGTGGGCAGGCTACCAAGCCTTGAGCCGTCTTTGTAGCGAAACTACAAAACCATTCCTGATTGATCCTATGCCTACGAAAGTAAAGAAGTGGACAAAAGGTCAGGTCGTTGGTCCTACCGGTGCCAACCTTGGCCCGTATGTGACTTACGACTCAACCTCTAACACGACTCTAACCCCTTCTGGGAAGAAGGACTTTCGAGCGCAGAACCCCTTTACGATTTCGGTAAAGCACCTCCTTAGGTATTCCTTTGGAGGTACTCCGTTAACGTTTGACTCCTGGAGTACCTATCTCGATGAGATGGCCCAGGATTGGACGCACACGGACAATAAAGCTTACTCGAAATTTCAAGGGAAACTCAGGTATGGTTCCGCCAACCTTGGCGTGACTATCGGGGAGTGGAGATCCTCCGCCGAGATGATCTACAATAGATCAATAGGGCTTGCAAAAGCTCTAGACCGTGCCAACTCAGAGATCCTACGCAACCGTCGTCTTCGCGAGAAGATTAAGAAACGTGGACTTCTTATGCGAGACATCATTGGAGCATGGGACGAACATGGTAACGTCACCCGGTACGTCGATCGCAAGATCGATGAACGGAAACGTCGCCAAATCAGTCCTTCCTGGAGTCTTCGCCCGGGTGCTTACGTCAAGAAAGCAGCCGACCTGAATTTGGAATACACCTTCGGGTGGACGCCTTTGGTTCAGGACATGCACGCCGCCTTTACAAGCGTGTGCAGAGATGGCATACCAGACAACTGGGTGTCTGTTAGAGCAACGGATTTTCGTGAGAAAATTTCTGTACGTGGAGCCAACTGGCCCACGCTCGAGCGGATAGATCTGACTACGTACGCTAAGTTTCAAACGACTTATAGTGCGAACGTCCAGATTTCCAACCCGAATCTGTGGTTGCTAAATCGGATGGGCCTTGTAAACCCAGCCGTGGTCATGTGGGACCTAGTCCCGTGGTCTTTCGTGGTGAATATGTTCGGTAACATCAACCAGATGTTAATGAGCATGTCTGACGAAGTGGGCTTGACGCTCACCAATCAGTCCATCACGCGAACGTCACTTCGTTATGTGACGGCACACCGATCTGTCAACCCTTGGTCGGGATATCCCCTCGGGTCCTACAGCAGGACCCAATGGAAGATATTCTACAAGAATCGAACAGTCGGTGTTGCGCTCCGGCCCACCTTGACTTTCCACGTTCCGGAACTGAGCCTCGACCTGCTGGTAACAGCAACGTCACTCGTAGTACAGAAAATGGCGAAGTTAACTAAGCTTCTTTCGTAACCCTCCTTTAAAAGGAATTAAAAACCATGCCTCAAGCAACAGACCTTGTGATTCAGAACGCGGCCGCCGTCAACAAGACTTTCACGCTGATCAACCCAGCCGCTGGCGACAACGCCATCGCGACTTGGTGGTTGCGTGAAGGTACTATCAACGGTGCCTTTCCGAAAATCACGATCCTGGCCCGTGCCACCGGGAACAACAGTCGCAAGTCCATCATCAAGCTCGACGTCCCGTACTCCTACACGGATACGACGACGTCGTTGACAAAGGTGGGCTCGGCTATCAGTGCAGTGGTTCACGTCACTGTGCCGAACGACTTCCCGGAGTCTCTAAAAGCGGACGCGGTCGCCTACCTCAAGAACACGATTGCCAATGTCGCCATTGTGCAAGCGGTCATGAAGGACGGCGTCCCCGCGACTTAAGAACCTAACCATCTGCCCTTACGGGCCGGAGAGTTAGTCCTCAACTTTGAAAGACAAGCATGGATAACCAAGTTATACGTGTCATCGACGCATTATGCGAAGATGTAGGCACCCCCCGGGCACTAGCGGTCCAACTGCTGGTGCGATCGGGGGAGTGGACTCAGTTACAACAACTGAGATGTGAGCCTTGGCGTTACACGGACCCGGAGGCGTACTGGCGGGATGTACTGGTGACAGACATCTTGCGTAAGTGCGACCTCCCCAGCGCCGTTGACAAAGAGGAGGCAGCTGTTCGTACGTTCTGGGAATGCGAAACCCAGAATTGCCGAACTAACACCCGGCTTAGTCGCTTTCTACCGAACTCCCTTTTCATCGAGGGCCCGGACGAAGGCGTCATGCGATTCATCGACGCATGGCGAAAAGAGATTAAGTTTGTTGTTGGACACCTGCCTGACCACCTCACGCCCCGTTTTTCTGGCGGGGCCACGTATGCTGACACTGGGAAACTAACAACAATCCCGGACAAGATGTCCAGCACTCCAACTAGCTACGCAACCACCAAGGATCTCCTCCCGTTCTGGGAAGCGACGTCCTGGTACAAGTCTCACCTCGCGGTGGGACGTGTTGTGCAGCCTGATATCGTACGTGGTAATATCTTTTTTACTGTCCCGAAAGACGGAACCAAATTCCGCGGGTGCTGTAAAGAGGCC